ATGAAGCTGCGGCACTTCATGAAGGGTTTAAGATAAGGCTTAAAAAGGAAAGACAAAAATCTGAAGCTGAAGCAAAAAAAGCTGAAGGATTGGCAAGACAGCTTGATGAGTTACAAAAAAAGTTTAATAGCGGAAGGGCTACATCAGAGCAATCAGCTGAATATGTTGGGGCAAAGAATGCCATTGCGGAAGCAAAAAATTCTGGAATTCCGCCAGAGGCTTTGCCTGGAATAATAGAAGAGCATATGCAGATTCAAAAGCTTGATGCTGCTCTCACGAGTGCCCGCGAAAAAGACCCTGAATTAAATGCTTTAGTTAGTGACCCTGAATCAATGAAAAAGGTGTCGCCAGAAGAATTCATGCTCATGAAGCATTTGCCTAATGCGCCAGCTGTATTAAAGCATTTGTTGACAGATAACCTTGATCTTCAGACATTAAAGGCAACAGAAAGGGCGTGGGCAAACGACGGTGGAACAGAATTTTTTAAGTTTGTCAACAATTTAAGTCGTCAACTTGATTCGACGGCTAAATATCCTCATCCATCAAATTATACGCCGTCACCAAGTCTTGACGATGTTGGGTCACCTGATGCGTTCAATCTTGAGACATATATTAATGAAAAATACTAATTGACAATCAATTTTATATCATATATAAATATAAAGTAATTAAAAATAGTCTTCCTTAGACTTTAAATATGCGGTCATTGAGACAGTCTTCCTAAGACTTTAAATAAGCGTGCCTTCGGGTTCGTCTTTTAGCAAGACGTTAAAGATGCGGATTGATACTTAATCTTACTTTAACGACTTTCTAGGAGACGCTTCGTGTCTAATCAACAGCTATTTTCGAATCTTATCGCTCATTCCATGACTGAGTTCATGGAATTAAAAAACCCAATTTATAACACTTGTAATCGCAAATACGCCAACATGTTCATGCAAAAACAATTTGCAACTGGCGGAAGTATTGATATAAAAATCCCAGGTTACCCATCCACTCAGACAGGACTTGTCGGCACTGCATCAGACATTCAAGATTTAACGGTGAGCTATACGATTACTGAAGATGACATCATTAGTGTTATTCGTAATTTAAACTCAGATGAAGCATTGTTTAACATAATCTCAAGCGACAAAGCATTGACTGATCAGCAGCAGAAAGCAATTGTCGATAACTATGGATATCCGGCATATTTGGCGATTTCCGCTAAGGTTGAAACGCGCTGCGCAGAACAATTAACCGCAAATGCTTATTACACTCCAATAGATGGCATTGAAAAGCTGAAACCACTTAACAACTATGATGCTGTTGCATCCATTGACACAATGGCAGAAGACTTACACTTTTCATCTGATCGTTATCTGATGATGAATACAAAAGATTCTCAACTCGTATCCAGTTCTCTCCAAAATATGTTTAACCAATCAATAAACGAAAAGATCACAAAGACAGCTCGCATCGGAGGAGCTGAAAAAGGTCGATTGGCAGGGTTCGATTGTTGGAGATCAACATTTTTAAAACGTCATGTTTCAGGATCAATAAAAGGATTGGCTGGTGTGCAGATCGGAGCAGTTGGCGTAGGCGGCGCAACAATTACGCTCAAAAACGTTACGGCTTCTTCCGCTGTCTTAATCAACAAGGGCGATTTGATATCCATTCCAAGCGTTTATCTGTGTGACACGATTGATCATACTCAGATTGGTTGGAGATTGGTTGTCAAAGCTGCTGAAGACGCAAACGGAGACGGCGCAGGAAATGTGTTGGTTACTCTTTCGTATCCTTTGATGGCGTCTGGCGAGCACCAGAACGTTATGGCATTACCGGCAATAAACGCACCTGTCGATATTTATCCTGACTATGATCAAAACTATGCTTACGTGCCTTCTGGATTAAGCGTTGTTGCTCTGAAAATGCCTCCAATTTATGGCGCGGTCAACTCAGACGCAAGCAACCGTGTGGCTAAAGGTAGTGCATCCGCATTTCCTGTTCATGTAACCATGCAGGGTGCTTCTTTGCAGTTGTCAAACAACTATCGAATATACACTTTGGTAGCGGCAAAGGGTTTTGCTCCTTACATTATATCTGTTCCAAGCGCAAGCCTATAAACACCTGCGATGGGGTGTTACTCACCCCATCTTTATTATTGTGAGGATTAATCCATGAGTGCATTGCAGCTTACCCCTAAAGGAAATACATATCTAAGAACAGATATTTTATTTGATCAGTTTTCACAAAATTCAATTGATCTTGAGCTTGAAACAGACAACGTCACTTCTTTGGTAACTCCGAAGTTATTGCTGGATGGGTCGGGAAGAGCGTATTTGACTGGAGCTGTTACATTATCCAATGCCACTCCTACCGCGGGTATGCCTTTGTTTTCTCTTCCAAGAGCTATCTCAATAGCTAAAGATTATTTCATGCCGGTCATGAAAAAAAGCGGATCAACATTGTCAGCAGTAGGAATTGAACTATTGAATTCATCTAGTGGAATTTCTTCTGTGGCAGTTACTGCAGCGGGCTCATATGCAACGATGCCAACCACTGCAACAACTGGAAATGGTTCAGGTGCAACTTTTACCAATCATATGAAAGCAGTATCTGCAACTTTAGCGAGTAACCCGACTGGATCAACAAGCTATGCTCCAACCAATACAATAACTCTTACTGGTGGAACGAGCACAACGGCTACAATTTTGCAAGTCGCAACTACCGGTGTTTATGGGGCAACAATTGACAATGGCGGAACTGGCGGTACGCCAGGAACACAAACTGTCACGGGAACGACAGGGACAGGAACAAAATTTACGGCGAGCGTTACTGTGTCCGGTGGTGGTGTCATTACTGCTATTTTGTCTATCTTGACGGCGGGAAGTTATACAGTAAACCCGACCAGTCTTACAGTTGAGCCTGTAACTGGAGCTGGTTTGACTGGCGCAACATTAGCTATAAATATGAAGCCAGTTACATTCACGGTTCAGACAGCCGGAAATTATACAGCTCTTCCTTCTTCTCCTGTTTCTCAGTCTGCCTCATCTGGAAGTGGTGTTGGCGCAACTTATACCGTTCTGTGGGGATTGTTGAGTATTGCGGTGAGCGCCCCAGGAGAAGGATATGACGATACGTCAGCCATCTCTATTAGTGGTGGTGGTGGTGCTGGTGGTGGTACAGCAACTTTAACGCTTGGTTCTTCTAGTGGAGTGATAGAAGGGTCTCTTGCCATAGCAGCTACTCAGAATGATGTTCTTTATTTGGATGGAACTGTATTTTTTGTTAATTCCTACTAAGGCAAAAAATGAAAGTCCAGCAGATATTGACCAATGCAATATATGAATCATTGCAGGATCGAAAATTTCAACCGATCGTTGATGGTGGATATCTGCTTGTTTCACTTAATCACCTGAATAATATATTAGATGAATGGAAAGACTTAATTCCTTATGCGACTTCTATTACTTTCACGGATGTCGTTAATCTAAGAAATACATTGTTTACGGAAGTGGATTCAGTTTCGTTCGTGATCAACAGATCGACAACGATTTTGAATGAAAGAACTTTGCGTGAGTTTAGAGAGATTCAAGATGTTATTGACTTAAAAGGATTTCCGGAAAGTTTCTATTTTGATCAACAACTTCAAACATTAGAAATATACCCTGAGCCTTCTACTTTCCCTTATCAATTTATTATTGATGGTCGCATTGCACTAGCTGATCTTGGTCAGTTTGATGATGTGCCAATAAATATGCCTAGATTCATGCAGTCAGCATTGATGTATGAAATAGCATTTAGGTTAGCCGCCACATATGGCGTTGAGTGGGACGGAAAGAAAGAAACTTTGCGAACATTTTTGTTTGATCAAATGAAAAAGAAAAAAAGTATAGATTTGAGTTCAAAAGCAGAAAGCGTTTTTGGGTTACCAAGCACAAGAAATCGAGCTCCATTTCCAACATGGTACTACTTGAGTGGAGGAACTTAGCTATGGCAGATATGCAGCCTGTAAATATTCCAAAACCACCTGTTAAGGCAGATTTAGATGAACTTCATAAATGGGCAACCTCATTGAACATTTGGATTGGGCAGAATATGGGGACAGGACTTCAGACAACACTTTTATCAGCCAATCAATTATCGGCTGTTACAGAAAAAAAAGATGCGGCAAAGCTTTTCTATAATAACGATACGGGCGACATGCACGCATCCGTTATATCTGGCGGAAATTTAGTGATTAAAAAGTTCACGTTAACTTGAATTTAAAGGTGAGATTATGGCTCTTAATTTAGAAGACCCAACTGGTGGATTTTTAGACCCGTTGGGATTTTTCGATAAAGATAAGACGCTACCGTATACAAGCAATAAAGCCGCATTTGACGAATACGCGAAAGCGATGAAAGATGCTGCTGCTCGTTATAACGGGTATGTTGATCGTGGAAATCGCGCTGGTGAGTTGTCGATGGGCGAATATGAAAAAAATATAGCTGATCCTAATGCGATACAAGATAGAATCGCTGCCGGTTTCGAAATGTCACCGTATCAGAAATACATGCTCGATTTAACAACAAAAAGGCTTAATTACAATTCCTCTGCTACTGGCATGCTGGGGAGTGGCGCGGCAAATCGTGCGCTAATGGAAGAATTAACGAAAAACACTGGACAATTCCAAAATGAATATATCAATAGAGGCTTGGGAATTTATGGACAAGCATTAAATGGACTTAATTCAACCAGTGAACTTGGATTTAGAGGGCTCAATTCAGCAGATGCTCTACTTCAAGAAGCTGCAGGCGGAACTCTTAAAGGCGAGATGGGCGAGAATGAAGTAAATGATAAAAACAGAGCTGCATTAGCGGCACGAGATGCAGGGTTGAAGGGAAGCATTATGGGCGCAGTTGGCGGCATAGTTGGGACATATTTTGGTGGTCCGCAAGGAGGAGCAGCCGGCATGCAGGCAGGTCAAGCAATTGGACAGGGCTCTCCGGCTGGAAAATATCAGCCCTCTCAACCTAGTTATGGAACAGGAGGATATTCTCCAGTACCTTCAGGTTCTTCAATGGGTCAATCAAGCGGTACTAATACCGGAAATTGGAGTTACTAGATGGCGGGCTCATACGGAATTTTAAATGTAGACCCATTAGGTTTTAAGTTAGACAAAGAGGTTTCGCCATTTGATAAGGCAATGAGTACCGCAAGTGGACTTTATGATCTCTTCGGGAAACATTATGAAAATAAGTTGCGGGGTTCTGAGGCTAATCTAAAAAATCTTGAGGCGCAGCAAAAGGCATCTACATTGCCTGGACTTATTGAGTCTATTAACGCTAAGAGTGCTGCCGACACTAGGTTCTATCCTCAGCAGGAAGAAGCAAAGCTTGGATATACGAGAGCTCAAATAGATGAAGTAATGGCAAAGACTGGATTAAATCGCGCTGAAGCAACCGCAGCATTCGCGCGTGCAAATTCTTCTAATGCAGAAGCCGGACTTCATAATGCAAATGCTCGTCAAGCAGGAATGGGGAAATACGGCGGACTATTAAATGCGTATCAAAATTCCAAGCCAGGTTCTGAAGAATGGAAATACTATGGCGCATTATTGAATAAAGAAATGGGTGGTTATTCTCCAGGGAATGGAGGAATGACGGGCGGTTCCTCTGCGCGGGGCATCGGTGGTGGAGGGATGTCAGAAGGTGGAATTGAACCTAATCCATTGGGAGGAGGACCCAGAGCAACCTTTCATCAAGGATTTGACCCAGCAACAGGAGAAACTATCGAATCTCCTACAATGTCATCTGCTACGCGAAATCAGGTTAGGGTCGAAGCTACTGCCGAATTAAAGAATATGGAGCCCATTATAAACAAAGGATTTTCCCCATATCTAGGGAAGCTCGGGTCAACAAAACTTATGTATGATTCGGCTCTTGCTGCCTCATCTCCAGATTCAAAGAATGGGCAAGCCGCGGCGCAAAGATTAGAAAACTATAACTTGGCAAGCCGCATGAAACGTGAAGCGGCGAATATCATATCAAGGCAAACATCAGGGCAGGCTCCAGGCGTTGAAGCTGCCCGCGAACAAGAGCAAGCTAGTTTCGGTAATCTTCCTGGTCAATTTGCCGGTTCCTTTATTCCTCAAAAAGTCCTTCAGAAAGGAATGGAATCGTACATTCCCGCTCAAGAAAAAATGGCGCAACAAGCTCTTATTCAAGAAAGGCAAGGATACAAACAAGGGGGTGAACAACCCAGTTGGGCTGGGAATCAACAGCCTAATCAGAGATTTGCATTTGGACAAGAGCCAAGACAACAGCCTCAGGTAGCTCAAGGATTTAACGGAAATCCAAACTTGCCCGCTCAGCAACAGGAAGGTCAGCAGAATCCTCAAATACAGCAAACCAAAACCGTTGGAAATGATGAGTACGTGCAAATTAATGGGCAGTGGTATCACAAATGAGACCAGTAACTGATCCAAATATTTTGGCTCAATTGAATGGGGGACAACCATCTCAGCAGAGTGCGCCTCAAGGTTTGCGACCAGTGGAAGACCCCAATATTTTGGCTCAGCTTAATAGTGGAAATGAAAGGAGTCAGAATACACCAGAACAAATTAATCAATCTCAGCCAGAATCTTCGCCATGGTGGGACAGAAAAGATGTATCTAATCGTGCAATGGCTTCGTTCTTGCAACAGCAATCACCGCTTGGAAAATCAAACAATCCTGATCCAGGGAAAAAAGATTACAACCTGGTCGAAAATATCGGAGAAGGCGTGATGGATTTTGCGCCATATCTCATTGGCGCAGGCGGATTGGTAAAAGGTGGCGCAGCTTTGGCAGCTAAATCGCCCGCAATAGCTGAAAGTTTAGCGAAATTTGGTGCCAAAAATCCATATACTTCTGCATTTCTAAAAAACATGGCTGTAAATGCACCCGCTGGAGCGGCATTTACAGGCGCGAATCAAGGTGATCAGGGAGAATCTTTGGCGGCATCTGCTGCCGCAAGTGCATTACCTGTAGCATTAAGCCCATTGGTAAAATATGGTGCAAAACAATATGCGCAAAGTGCGATCCCGAAATTCACCGAGAAAGCTACTGAGAAGATTAGAGGACTGTTGCCATCAAGTGAATATGCAACTAACTTGGCGAATAAATATTTATCTGCTGTTGGAATGAACAAAGCAAATTGGAAAGGGTTAGATAAAACCGCAGAAGCATTGGATAAAAATGTTTTGCGCAGAACACCAGAAGAAATTAAATTATCCGATATGAATAAATTGGGGGCAAAACTATTTGACAAATCACAAGGAGATTCCCCACAGGTAGCAAAATCTTTGCATGAAGTAGATGCGCGATATATGAATCAAAAACCATATTTAGATTACATTGGTAAATTTAATGAAAAAGTAAAAGGGTTAGAGCCATCTCTTCAAGCACCATATCAGCAATCAATCGGAGTTGCTCAAAAAGCTGCTGAAATGGCACCTGAAAGTTTTGGGGGGGCAGTTGCCGCAAGTAAAAACATAAATCAATCAATGAAAGATTATTTGAGCGAAGGCGGAAAAGCGATAAATCCAGCGAACCGAGAATCTCAAAAATTCCTAAGAGGATTAAAGGACACAATCCGAAATGACTTGGTTGATGCAAATAAAGATAAAGTTGGAGCAGAAGCGTTATCAGATTTTAAGACGCAGTGGGAAGGCGCCAATAAATCACATCAAGATGTCCTGAAATTCAACAAATCACCTCAAAAAATGACTGGAGTTGAAGAAGAAGGCCGAACCGTCAGAAATGCGTTTAAAGCTTCTCTTCCTAAAGAAATGGGAGGGGAAGGAATTCCGCTTGATCCGTCAATTCTTGGAAAATACATGCCAGCTTTAACGCCTAATGGCGCAAAAGGCGTGCAGGGATTTAGGCAACTATCCAAGTTACTAGGAAGCAAGACGGATGCGCGAGATGCCGCGAAGTCATTTCTATTTCAGAAACAAATCGGAAATGGGGCGAATACGGTAGATGTTGCGGCGCAGTATGCAAAACTTTCTGAACCTCAAAAAAAATGGTTGTTCGGAAAATCTGAGGAAGGAAAGTACTTGGATGCTATTAATCGAACTCGATTAGCCTTTGGACGTGAACCCGCAAAAACAGCTGAAGGAATGGGAATGAATAGACATCTTTCAGGGATGGGGGCCCCAGCACTATTGGGATTTGGAGGTTCATATTACAGCGGCGATTCATGGGACAAATCCTTGGTTCATGGTATTGAAGCAGGTCTAGGCGCAAAGCTTTTAGGGTATGGCGCAGGCAGGTTCGCAACTCCAAAGTCAGTTGATCGCGCAATAGCAATGAAAAACTCTGCTCCATCAAGCGGTAGATATCTAAATTTAGCAGCACAAAATCTTATTAACCAACAACAAAAGGGCGGATCATAATGGCAAATTTTTATCCATTAAACACACCATTTATTAACTATTATTTTTATAAAGCTCCTTTTGTTAATGACGCATATTCGCTAACAAATTTATCGGTATTATCGGGGGGCTCCGGATATGCGCTTAATGATACTGTAATTCTTGGCGATGGCACTTATACAAATCCTGCCGTAATAAGGGTGACAGGTGTAACGCTTGGCGCCATCACTCAATTCATAATAACGAGCAATGGAAAATATAGCGTTACTCCAACGACTTTCACGCAGCTTGCCACCAATGGTGCAGGTACGGGTGCTACATTTGACGGACTGGTCTTTGCTCCAAACTTATATCCAATTGGACCTAATGTCCCCTTAGCTGGCGGATTTATTTCTTTCTACGAAGATGAAAACAGAACTGTGAGAGCTAATACCTATTCAGATGTTTTTGATCCACAAAATCCTGTCGTGAATCCAAATCCAATTCAATTGGGAAGCTCAGGAGATTTTCCTCCTATATACATGGAAGACAGACTTTACTATATCGTAATTACAGATAATACGGGAGATGAATCCAATCCTGTCGAAGTTTTAGAGCATTTTGACCCAGCCGATTCGTTGGCTCATGCTTCTGCGTTTAACGACAATTTTATTGTAAATCCTCAATTTAATTATCCGATCACTTTTTATAAAACAACAGATGAGTTGGGAGAAATAACGCAACCACTTACACGTCCGGCATGGGCATGGGAATTTTTAGAAGACGAAGACACTGATAGTAAAAACTACATTACTTTTGAAGAAATCCTTGGCTTAGGAATAGAAGGGAATCCTGTCAACCAAATGGTTATTGATTGTCAAGAAACAAGTTCTGGAGAAACTCTAAAGGATGCAAGGTCATATCTTGGATCGGTTGATTTTTACAATGGAAATTCATTAACATTTAGTGCCCAAATGATAAGTTTATTAGTTACGCCCATCCCGATTACGATATCTTTGGAATTCAATTATGGAACCAACGGTTCTTCATCTGAGTTAATACCATTAACGGTTTTTAATGTTGGAATTTCTCGGCAAAAATTCGCATATTCTTTTAGGGTTCCAGTTATTGCAGGGAAAACTATTGGAGATGGAAATTATCTTGCATTGAGAATTCGTCTTCCATTGCAAACGATATGCAAACTTGGAATAACAAACGTTATGGAGTTGCCTGGTATTCAGCCATCGGCAATATTCAGCGATGAACCTTATGGATTTTCGAAAGCTGAAATTCTCGGAGAAGCAACTCAAATAAGCACGGCGGGATTATACGAAAATTATTCTCCATATTACTACAAAGACGGCAAGATTTTTCCATATGCAAATACCGGAGATATTATTCTTTGCCCTTTAGATATTACGCCTCAGCCATTTAGACATATTTGCGATCATGCGTCTTTGAAAATAAGCGACTACAACGAAGCTGGAATTCCATATCAAAGGTTATATGACAAAATAGGTGTTGTTTTTGGGGCCTCTGGCGATCTTATTGTATCTTCAAATAATAATGTCGTCACATTTTCAAGTGCAGAGGGAGCCAGAGAAAAAACTGCGTATACCGCAGGTACCACAACTTTTGTTGTTACCAATACAGTCATTGGCTTACAATTTGGAATTAGCTTGGTTAACAACCATGATTATACTGTTACAGCAACATTCTTTGATCAATTTGCTCCTTCCCAGACAACACCAACATTCGGAAGTGCAATTGATCCTAGTTTTTCAAATAGTGGTGCAGGAATAATGACATATTGGGGAACCGCAACTTTAATATCCCCTACTTCATTTGTTTTTACAACTTTAGCGGCAGGAAGCGGAGTCACTAATGCGTCAGTTTTGATAGACTTCATATCACATAATGTCAATGATTATACTACCAGGAGGGTCAATGAACCCAACCCACCATTCCCGCCATTTACGCAGGTTAGTAGCTTCATTGAATTTGCATCATTTGCCGTAAATAATAGGCAGCCAATAGGACAGTATTCAGTCAACCAACAGATTTTGTTCAGTGTTGATGGAAGCAATTACGGTTATCCGGGCCAGGTTGCTCCCCCTCCGGCAGCGACAATAGCTTCAAGCCAGGTCATATTTGTTCCATTCTTTTCCAATTTATCTGTGCTAGATAACATCAAAACATTTGTAAAAATAATTGCAAATCCTTTTACGTGGACAGTTCAAGTAACGGTATTTCCGGTAGCAGGAACTTATTTCTTATATTCCTCTGCTGCTGTCGATTACTACGCTTGGTTTACTGTTGATGGAGCGGGAACCGATCCAGCAGTTGCAGGAAGAACAGGCGTAGTAATTCCTATATTTTCTGGACAATCAACAGAAAGAGTGGCCGAGATAATTGCATTAACTCTTAATACAGCAACATTCAATGTGCCAGCACTAACAGATTTGCCCGCACTCGTGGCGTCTTCAAAAGTATCTTGGTTTATTAACTTATAGGAGTCATAAAAATGTCTACATTGTCTGGATTAAATATTACTGACAGAAATACGGATTTGCCATTTTTCCCAAATATTACCTGGAATTTATTACAGGCAGATATAGCGGCAATAAATTTGCCAACATTTAATTACATACAGGCATTTTTTGATGAATCTCTGGCGGTGGCTCCTGAATTGGCTCTTTTTAGTGGTTCATTTCATGATACAGGTTTGCCAATATTAAACCTCGTAAGATTTGCTTATAGTGGGGATAAAATTCAAATAAAAGGAAGTGGATTTTTTATGACCGGCACAAATATTAGAGGGCAAACCGTAAGTTCAATCCCGATTGGGTCAGTTCCAACAACGGATTTGCTCAAGGTAATTGCATTTGGAGGCATGAGATAATTATGGACAACCATAACTATGGAACTTTTCAACAAAATCCTGATGCGATACATCCATTTATCCCACCTCTCCCTGGATTTTTGGAAGACAACAACTCTATCGCTCTTACAGATAACAATGGCGACCCATTAATAGACAACGGATAAGGTGAATGAAATGGCAAAATATACGGCTTATACAAATAGCGCACCAATTGGAACAGATGTAATTGGAATATCACGCTCTCCTTTTACGGCAAATACATTTTTTTCAACAACTTTAGATCAGGTTAAAACATTTATTGCGCCAAATGAGCCAAACCAACAAATACTTTATGGGACGGGATCAGGCGTTTCTTCTAGCCCAAACTTAGGTTGGGATGGTTCATTTTTAGTTATAGGTGGAAGCATTGAGATTCCATCAATGACAGTGGCGGGAGTTATACACAATGATACTAGCGGACAATTTTTGAGTTCTTTGGTTGTTAATGCTGACATTGATGCAGCGGCGGCGATTACAGATTCAAAGCTTGCCACAATAGTCACCGCGGGAAAAGTTTCAAATTCTGCTACAACTGCTACGGCAGCAAACACCAGTTTAGCTATTGTTTCGCGTGATGCTAGCGGTAACTTTACAGCTGGGACAATTACGGGCGCCCTTTCTGGAAACGCAACAACATCAACAACTTCCACTAATTTTATAGGTAGTTTGTCTGGAGATGTGTCAGGAACACAGAGTGCTACTGTGTTGGGAAACGCCACAGTTACCAATGCAAAAATGGCTCAGATGGCCGCTCATACATTCAAGGGAAATAATACAGGGTCTTCTGCTACTCCAATTGATCTAACGATAGCGCAGATGCAAGCCGAGTTAGGTGTGCCCTCCGGATTGGGCACAATGTCAACACAGAATGCCAATGCCGTTGCAATAACAGGAGGTACTATTTCTGGCACGAGTTTGTCAGCAACAATACCAACAAATTCTTTCATTATTGCAGATGGTGGCGGAATATATTTAAAATTCAATAGTGTAGATAGTCTGGTGCAAAATGGCGGAACAATAATGAATGCCGCATTTACATTTGGTCAAGTATTAACTACCGTCATAAACGGAAGCACCATTGGATTGACAACAGCAGCTGCCGCTAAATTTACAACCACAACAATTACCTCACTTGCTCCGACCGCTGGTGTTGTTCATAACGATACCGCCGGATTGCTGTCAAGCAGCTTGATTGTGAATGCAGATATCACTGCTGCCACAATAACGAATGGCAAGCTTGCTGTGATGGCTGCACATACTTTTAAAGGAAATAATACGGGCTCCTCTATCGCGCCTTTAGACTTAACAATAGCGCAGATGCAATCTGAACTGGGGATTGCTGGAACCCTAGGAACAATGGCCTATCAAAATGCGAATGCAGTCGCAATTACTGGTGGTTCAATATCTGCTGCTACTTATTCCAGAACTATAAGTGCAGCCACTGATTTCGTTCTTGTGAATGGTGCTGGTGTATATTTACAATTCAACACTACCGTAGGGTTACTACAAAATGGTGGAAAGATTCAAAATGCTGAGTTTACCCTTGGAGTCGTTACGGCAACTACTATGGTCTCGTCAATCATAGACAGTACGACTATCGGAGCCACAACGCCTTCAACCGGAAAATTTACCACTCTTCAAGCCACCACGGGTCTTACACTTCCAACCACTGGAGGAACGCCTACATCTCTTAATTACTATGAAGAATTCGATACTACTATTGCGGTAACTGGCCCATGGGCAAGCCAAAACTTAACCGTAAAATTCACAAGAATTGGTCGAATTGTAGTCATGACATGGGGTGATTTAAGCGTAGCAATAACGGTAGCGAGTCAAAAAATAGCAAGTGCTGCTGGCGCAATTCCTACAAGGTTTAGACCTGTTGGTAGTGAAGGATTTGCGGAAATTATTAATGGTGCTTCATCCATTACAGAAGCACCAGGGATTGTTAAGGCATTATCGGGCGGAGGGATTCAGTTTGCAGCTGAAGCAGATAACAACTATGGCACAACGGGATATGCGGGCGTCATTGCCGGATATTGGATATATACAATATAAGGAAAGTCTTCGAAAATTAATACATTTTAAAAAAATGATTGTTAAAAAACGCAAATAAGCTAAGGGTTACAAAATGCAAATAAGCGAAGACTTAAAAGTTCATTCGATATTAATCGGTCAGATGATGGGTCAAATAGAAATGCTGAGAGAACGGACACATAGCACAGATAACGATGTCAAAATACATGGATATGCCATTAATAAAATCGACGGTAACCTTGATGGTACGGTTAAAAATGTTTTAAATATTATTGAAAACCAATTAAAGCTTACATCCACTATCAATAATATTTCAACTGAAATAATTATCCTAAAGAATGCGGAAGATAAAAGAAAGAATTCATTAGAATTCATAAAAGAGCTTTTCGATAAAAAGAGAAATTGGATATTGGTGGTTGGCGTCATTAGTTTTATTAAACTATTTGAGAGCATTAATGTAATGAGCATAATATCAACTTTAACGAGGATAATATGATGGTTGAAAAACAATCTAAATTTTCAAACATGATCGCTGATTTAATAAAAAAATCTTATGAATTAGGCTATATGATTACTTTTGCGGAAGCTTATCGACCACCAGATGTCGCCCAGCTGTATGCCAAGCAGGGTCGCGGAATAGCAAATTCTCTTCATTCACAAAGACTTGCGGTAGATTTCAATATATTTAAAAATGGAAAGCTGTTGACGGATGGTTCACAGTTTGAAGATTTAGGTAAATATTGGGAATCTATAGGAGGAACATGGGGCGGCAGATTTAGAGACGGAAATCATTTTTCACTAGAACACAATGGCGTTAAATAATATTGCCATCTCGGCATTCCCGAACCCGAAAACTATAATCGGCGATGGCGACGGAGAATATAGCACAATTTTAGGAGAAGAAAAATGAATTGGTCAGATATATCATCTTCTGTCTCAAAATTTGCTCCTTTAGCGGGTGCCGCATTATCTTCACCGCTAGGTGCAGCAATCGGCGTAGGGACTATTATCGCTAATTTATTTGGCGTAGATGCAAATCCACAAAAAGTTTTCGATTATATTAAAGAAAACCCGGAAAAAGCAGAAGAAAGACTAAAGTTTGAAATGTCAAATAATATTGAATTAGAAAAACTTGTTCTCGATTCTCTTCAAGAGCGAAACAGACATATGGAAGAAGAGAAGTTTATTGAATTTCAGAATGTTGATAGTGCCCGAAAAAATAGCGAAAATATCAATGGAAGTCCAGTTGATAATAATATAAAAATGATACTAGTCATCGGTCAATTTGCAGTTTTGATTATTTTGATAGCATTATTTTTTATATTCAAAGAAACCATAAATCAATCTGTTACTTTGACGCTAGGCACGGTAATGGGGGCGATAATGGCAAGTATAGCCAGCATGGTTAATTTTTATTGGGGAACTTCCTTCAGTTCTCAGAAGAAGGATGAGGTAATTTCTCGAAAATTGTAGGACAAAAGGCTTTGCCAGGTTTCAGATCGTTTAATGAAGCGAGATTGTCTAATTTCATATATTCAGATTCGCCATGACACATCACCTTGAATAGAACTTTATTTTCTAAAGCGCTATATTCATGAAAATAATTTTCAACAGGCTTGCAACATCTATCGCAAATTATTTTTTTCATTATTGCATCTAATGAGTAGGTGTCCATTATTTAATCCTCATTTTCATAGAACGCAAAAAATTGTTTCATAACTCTACCCTATGTTCATAAAGTTTGTTTTTAAGGATAATTTCAATTCTATTTGATCTCAATGATTCGCATACTTCCCATAATGCGCACACAATTACGCCACCAGATGAGGCTATTGTCAGTTCTAAATTATGAAAAATTGTTGTGAGTATCGTTACTACAAACATTAAGATAGTAAGAAATCTTGAATCCATAAAAAGTTTCATGATAATTTTTCCCATTCTTTGTCATGAATTGATATAAGTTTGTCGCATCTGGGGCAGATTGCAACAAATGGAGATCCAGTCAGTGAGTATTGTTTATGAAAATCATGTCCCTTAAAGTAACATATTATTTTATAAAACATAATTTACTCCTATTCTGAATCTGCAATATTTACTTTAAACGAAAAAGATAACGTTTGACCATTCGCAAGACCCGACGTATGTTCGGGGCAACTCTCTATTTTTTCTTTGAAGTGATTGATAAGTCCCTGTTGAAATGACTTATAATCATCATAAACTTTAATTGGAACAATAGCGTTATTCGCAAGTATTACTTGGCTTAAAATATATTTTTTCATTTCGCCTCCTCGTATTTCACCATTACTTGATTATAAACAGCACCATTATCATCAATATATATTGTTGGTTCAAAATATGGTTGACATCCAGCATCAATATACGCATTTACGCTCATAGAAAGCCACGTGGCGTTAGATGAAACTAAAATATAATAATCAACAATCTTTCTTTCTCTCATAATTTAAATCCAAATATAGACATCGGGTGATCTTGTCGGTACTCCTGAACGGAGCAAACTTCACACATTTTCTGCCAGTAATTTAAGGAGTCCCATTTTTCTTTGCCTAATAGCTCTACCATTAATGGATTCCATTTTTCCATTGGATCATTTTTTATCATTATTTGATGCCCATTTACTTTTGCAGAATGGACAATAACTCCAAAAAAGAGCGCACATAATACAAGCTTTTAATTTCATTGGGATCATAATTTAACCTCACATTGTTTTCTGGCCATTTCAACAAGTCGAGCATCAGCCAATGTCAAAACATCAAGCAATAACCTTTTTTCTTCAATGTAAATCTTTGCGAAATCAGGATCATGATCAACAATAGAAGAGGTGTTGCTTATTAAGTCAGCAACCTTAATATTTTGAATAAATCCGTTGCATTGTGACAGCCTAATTCTTGATTTTTCTTTTCTTTCTTTTCGGTTTCCAATATCCATATCCGAAAGCAATAGTACGTTATCAGCAAGCAATATTCCAATTTCTCCACCAAATTTTTTTATGAAAGAATCATAAAGATTTTGCGCGTCCGTTAATTGATCCTCATGGACATCATGAAGCCATGCGGTTGCAATTGAAACTTCATCGCTATCTATAGTACAAGCTATGGCCGCCACCTCCGCTATGTGGTCGGTATATGGGTTTCCAGTGTATTTTCTCTTTTGTCCCTTGTGCGCTTCCATGGCAAAAACCATAGCTTCATAAGCAAGATTCATAACTCAATCTCCTTAATTTCTTTTCCGCAATATGGGCAGAATTTGAAATCATCGAGCGTATCGAGCGTATAGGCTTGATAAATAAATTCTTTTTCTTTTTTGCAAGATGGTATTACCCTTTTTGTTATATGATCTTTAAAAAAATTACATTTATTTTCTGACTTCCATCCACATGTCTCATTAAGAATTTCTTCACATACGGATTTGAAAAATGCAATATCTTCTTTTGTATCAAATCTCATTCTGTCTTTTAGTTCTTCTCGCGTTAGTCGCACTAACATGGGAGATTTAATTTTATCCATGGTCTTTCTCATTGATTAATATATCTATGGCATCTCTTATTGAGCTACAAGGAAGAGCTGACTCAGAGTTTCCTGACGAGCACCAGCTGGCATTTCCATTTTCATTATTATTAATTTTTGCGCGAATATTGTGAATGCTAATATGATTTTTCTCTATAAAGTCCAATCTTTCTGTATCTGTTATTTCTTTTTTTTCTTCAATATTATCGGATTGTGGCTTTCTAGGAACGTGATAACCGCAAACACATTCAGTTTCAGAAATAGATTCGCATACAGAAAGAAAAGATTCTCTTATCCTTGAAGATGAAATAACAGATAGAGTATCATCTACGGATTCTTTTTCGATAAGATAGCAAACTTGATTTTCGAGCTCTTTGATTCTCGATTCGTTTTTTTTGATAGAATTATTAATAGCTTTAAAATTTTCAAAGAAAATCGCATCTTCTTCAGTTATCTTATATACATCAAAATTTCCATCATTAATTCCTTTAATTAATGATGTGATATTATATTCATACATTCGAATTGTACTTATATAACCAGAGTATATGTTTTCTAATTTTTTTGGAAAATTTTCTAATATATCAATAATTTTTTGTTTATCAATCATCTTTGTTTCCCTCATGTAATTTGTTTTGCTATTGCACTCCCTCAACTGTCTTTCTTCAATGTTTACGTTCTCTTTCATGATGCCCATCCCAAATATTCAAGTAAGTGTAACATTCCGCTAAACGCCATGACGATGGCGCATGCAGTAAAAATGAATGCCCCAAGGAATAAAAAGTATTGCTTCATTTCGTTTCCTGCCGCCAGTTAGGGTTGTTGAAAATGTTTCCGATAATTTAACATTTTTCATATCCTCCTTTTGTTCATTCTACTTTATTCTGTTGATTTTTTAATTTCTCTTTCACTTTCTCTTTGAGCTACTTCTGATGCCAATGCAGCTCTCTTTTCATTCTCTATTTTTTGAACTTCAATCATTTTATCTCTGTCTCTCATAAATTCTTCTTCATTTAGTTTCGTTGATGATTCTTCTTGTTCTTTCTTGTCAGCTACGGTTCCTTTTAAAGTTCGCAGTGTATTCTGATAGAGAAGTGTTACAAGGGTGGTATATTCTTCCCAGTCTCTTGAATTAAATAGTTCTGTAGCCAATTTTATTCCTTTTTCCAGAAAAAATATTGGCGTATCCCAATAAAGGGCCATCATCGCAATATCATTGAATTTCTCCGCTTCCGATTCGTGATTAGATTTTCGTACCACTTCATTTAATAATTCATCATGCGATTCTTTTATGTCATAACAACCATCATTTATCTTTTTTAATATCCATTCTATAACTACATTAGGTTTACTAGCCGTTGCTTTATAATTGTTCATTTCAGCCACTATTAATTTTTTATCTAACATTTGATTCCTCCGCATATTTAACCCATATTTGCCTAAAAAGATTGTCACTAATATGGGGATACCCATATGGTTGATAATTCTTTTTAAGTTGAAAAGACGCTGATTCTCTAAACGCTTTTGCTTCCTGGAGTTCGACAAGCTTATATTCAATTATTTTCCTATGGCACATTACTTTACCTCCACTCTCTGTCATGATTTATTTTCCTCTTCTACATAATCATAAAGTTTAGAATGTATTATTTCATCGAAAAGCATCAAAAATTGTTTTCTGGTAAATTCTTGTAGTTTTTGATAATCTGAATTTTCTAAGTCATATATCTTTCTCATTGCCGAAACTATTTTTTGTCTGTCTAACATTTTTTTCTCCATTTTATATAAAAAATTAAATAACGCCCCTATTAAGTAAAACCGCAATAACACAAATAAAAATCACAAATCCCCAAATCAAAATATCTTCCACAGCTTCTCGTTTCATAATTCCTCCCATAAAATGGTGGGCATCTTTTAGAAAGATGGTTAAGCTTAAGCCTAATTGATGCCCGTAAACTTTATTAAAAAATGGTGTATCTCGGCGCGAGTCGAACCCACTACGCGTGTCATATCGCCAGTTAGCCCCTGCGGGTTCTTCGCACACATACCGCCCCTGCGTAATTCTTACGACATCTAGCGTTTCACCGTGAACGCCCGAGATACATTTTTTCATCTCCTAATTACTGTTTTTTTCATATACTTCCGATGCTTTCTTAACTCTTTCATCGAGATTTAATAGTTTAAATTGTTCATATAATGTCAATCCATTAATTTTTGATAGGATTCTTGTATGTTCGATAAGAATTGAAAAAGGTATTGAAATTCCCATAGATAATTGTTCTCGAGGACAAAATGAAGTAGAATTAAGATTAATTTCTGCCTCCAAAAACTCATCTACATTCTTCGCTATTTCCTGGACAAGTTTTTCTTTAATGTCCATTACTTATTCCCACTTGATTCAATTTCCTCCTCAGTCCTCAAAGAATTTTTTATTCTATTTTCTAGTTGAATTTTATTGTAGATTTCTTCCCTATGGACAGAAACATTTTCTGGTGCGTTTATTCCCACTCTTACTTGAGTTCCTTTTACGCTCAATATCCTAATCTCAATATCATTCCCTATTACCAATACCTCTCCCACACGTCTCGTTAAAATAAGCATGAAACCTCTCCCCGTTAAAGTTTAGTTAAAATTCCATTGTCCTTTTATGGCGTATCGCGCGATCGTTTCCATAATGTCATCAGTCAAATCTAAAATAGACGCCGTCACGCGATACATATTAGTGTGTTATATTTTTTAAAACGATATTATTACTTTGTTTCTTCTTCTCCAAAGAACTCTTTTGATATTTCTTCTGCTTCTTTTTTTGTTAGGTTATCTAAGTCTTCTTCTTCTTTATTGACATTCTTATTGGCTAATTTTTTAGCTAATGATGATGTGCGCGTTTCTTCTGAATTTTTTATAGGCTCATCAGTTTTTGAAAAATTGAAAAAATCCTCTCTTTTGACAACATTGTCTTTTAATGATCTATAAACCGATCTTAAAGTAATGATTTCATCTTCAATCATTGATTCAAGTTTATGGCCCAGTTTTTCTTCAATATGATTGACTTTTATTCCAATACCATCAAAAGCCAAAACAAGGTTTCTCACTCTATCTTCAATTGGGTCTGAATTTCCCTCTTTTTGTGTTTTTTTGCACTGATCTTCTGCTGCCTCTGTAATGTCACCAGGGATGACGGCAAGAATACACGATCTTAATCGTCTTGCCCCTTGATTGGCGACGAGCTCATAAATATCTCGCGGGTCTTTAAGGTCGTAAGAACCGCTTTTTGTATATCGTTTATGAGTCACTTGAAACTCTTTGATTTCTTCAACATTATTTTCAAGGTCTATGGCAAATGCCTGTACTACTGAAACCCCATCAGACTGGCTTATTTCTCTTATCCCAAAGCTCATATTCCCCCAATTCTGGGCTATTACTTCTGCAAGCCTAATTGATGGTCCTGTGACGACTGCGCCCCCTCTGGGATATGCGTAGATCGCTTTTTCGGCAAGACTTTTTCTCTTGCACGAATTAATTATCTTCGAAAACGCTTCGTTAATATCTCTCGGAAATCGCTTCGCCATGATAGAACTAACCTGAACTTTAGACATCGCACGTGACTGTTCTATTTGAACCATATCAGTTGATCTTTGCTGGCTTGAAATAGCACTCAATTCATAACTATTACTTACACTTCTTTCTTTGCTCACTTAATCTCTCCTAACTCTAAATACTCTTGACTTTGATTTTTTTATGAATTTCTCATAAATATCGGGATGAACAATTTTAAATTGTGACACATCAAATCTGTTTGATTCCTGAAATTTCCAGGTGCATAATATATTTCCGAAGTCGTCTACCAAGCCTTCATGATCTGAAATAGTTTTTTTTATTTCAAAAGACATCTTCTCTCGCTTCTCTTTTAATTGTTGAATTTCTACATCAGTTTCATTAACCAATTCAATCAATTTTTGTGTTGGCAGAGATACATTTTTCATTTTACTTTGTGTCTCAATTATCATTTTATTTAGATCATCTTCGGTTCTTGGCAGAGGAGGAACGCCCTTCAAAACATTATTATTCCAAAAATCATCTTCTGCCTTAATAATCAATGATTCTAAATTTTCATTTCTATTATAGGTATAAATCCTGAAATCATTTCCGCCAATCAAAACAGCTAAATCAACGTATGGCGCATCATAAATTATGGCGTAATGAGCGCACTGGATTAAATATTCCTCAGGGAAAAAATCACTCCCATTTTCTCCCCATTTATTAGCTGATCTTGAATCGGACGTTTTACATTCAAGAACTGCGCCATCAAATGGAATAAATCCATCTATATTTGAAAGCATGAATGGATAGTGGTTGCTTTTCATTAATTTATTTTGCGTGTTAACAATTTTATTTGTCTCTTCTTCATATTTTTTAACAATTATCGGCTCTAATATATTCCCCCAATACATGTGTTGATTTTCTTCTTGCTCAACTATGTAATCGGTTGTTTTATCAATGTATATATCAAATGGAGTTCGCCATCTCGACAATCCGCATATGGCGGCTGCATCGCTCCCGCCTATACCTTTCTTGCGCTCCCTCAGTTGTGATTCAGTTAGCATATTTATCACCCATCATCTTTATAGTGTGAAGTGAGGCTTCAAGCTTCTCTTGACGAGAATCAAGATTGCATCTCTCATAAAATATGCTGTTAATTTCTTCTACAATAAACTTTTGATTCAAATTCATTTTTGGAAATACGTCAATTCTTTCTTGAGGTGTTACATAGTCTTTCATTGCGCTCATGATTAAATCTCCTAATCAACTGAACTGTCTTTAAATAAATTGTCAATGGATTATTTTATTGCTATAATAGAGTTGCATACGTTACATTTATCATTGGTTATATTTAAAATTGTATTTTCTTTTTTATCGAAAATTAAATCACCATAAATACAAACCCCACACTTATAATTTTTTGTTTTTTTGTTTTTGCTTTCATTTATCAAATGTGCAAGGAAAATTTCATTTTTAGAGTTTACGCACTCAATATTCGGTAGCATAATATTTCCTTCTGTATAAAGACTCGGCATCATGTTCAATAGATTGACGATAATAAACCAAAGCATTTCTTACTATAGAATTTGATATTTTTATTGCTATTTCGTTTTTATTCTCGTCTTCCTCTTCTAGGCCCATATAAGTAGTAATAAGATCAAAAATTTCTCCATTTCCTCTGAATAAGTCAACTAAACATAAAAGGTGCATGTAGTCGGAAGATTTTATGCACGATTCTTTTTCATTCAAAAGCATATTTATAATTATGTTTCTGTAATTATCGCTATATATACTTGGCATTTCTCCTATTATTTCCATCTCATCAACGAGCAACTCGATTAAATCTGAATAATTATTTGATGAACTCATTTTTACGATTCCTTTTGTTTTTCTACTGAATTTACATCAATCACTAGAGTATCTATTTCTGCAACTGTTTTTTCTTGTTCAACTTCCTTTGGAATATAATTGAAATTGCCAGACTCAATTGCATTAATTATCTGCGCAACCATTTCGGATTTCCCAATAAGCTTTGCTACCTTTATTGAATCATCCAAAGATGTATTCAAGAATTTAAGGTCATTTTTCAATACGCCAATTAACATATCTTTGTTAAGCATTTGTGTCTTTCTCCAATAAAATTAATCATAAAAATATAGTATATGTTTTTTATTGTCGTTGTTTTTTGTCAATTTCAAATTCGTAATTGAATGTTAATATGGGTATTGCGCTTTGTCAACACATTTATGAAAAATAAATTAAAATATTTTTTTAATGAATCCTGGGTTGGATAAAATAAACGATAAATCCTCCCGTAAAAAGAGAGGATTTAAGTGATATAAAGTTAATTAATTTCCTTCATGCAGTCTTTTAAAACTCTCTCCCAATTGTTGGGAAAACTCTTTTTCAACATTTCAAGGCTGGACAATTCTTTTTTCTTAGGGATATATTTTTTTAGTTCTCGAGGGTTAACACCCAATATATCTGTTAACTCCAATAGATTTCGTGGGAGCATCCTTTCACCCGATTCAAGTCGACATAAAGCCGAGGGTGACATCCCAGCTTTAAAGGCTGCTTCTCTCTGCGACAATCCTTTGCTTTCACGTGCTGCCTTAAGAAACTGTCCTGGAAAGCTATAGTCTTTTGTAGTTAAAGTATATTCATTTTGCTGTCTCATAAAGACTCCTTAATATGTATTTTAAATTTTAGAGCAAATGCAAATTAGAAATGTAAGTATTTGACATTAGTACTTGTAAGCATTTGACGCCATAAACTGTAATCCAATTATGTCTATTTTGTCAACAAGGAATGTTGACAACAATCAAACTTATTGTTGAAGCAAAATTGACTTTACAAAATTGACAAAAGGCAATATCCTCTTTTAATGCGTTCATTCGAGCGCATTCACATACTAAACTTAAAAGAGAGAGTATCCGCCATGCTATTAAATAAACACGATTTCCCGCCTGAAAAACATGCTTTAATTTGCGCTATAAACATCATTGGATGTCCAGCTGAAGTTGCAAAACAATTGGGTATTGCCAGACAAAATGTTGATCATTGGTTATATCATAGAAAGATTGCTCCACCAGAAAGACATTGTGATCAAATAGAAAAAGCAACAAAGGGGGTTGTCACAAAAGAAGAGCTTAGACCTGATATTTTCAAAGGAATTCCATCTAAGAAACCAACCTTTAAACAGACAAGGAAAGAGGATATAGAGAAGGCGAAGGCTCATATAGCGGCAGCATTAAACTATATTAATGATCTATAGGGGCATTGAAAAATGGCGGCTATTCTTTATATGCAATTTAATATTGTTGATTACCTAGGAGACACGCAAGGTTTGACCACAATTGAGCATGGCGCTTACCTTCTTTTAATCATGAATTATTATCAAACTGGCAAAAGTTTGGTCGATAATGATCAGGTTTTGGCACAGTTTTGTCGTACTTCTGTTCAAAAATGGTTGAGAATGAAACCAACGCTTGAAAAGTTTTTTTCAATTTGTGATGGAAGATGGTATCACAAAAGGATAGAAAATGATCTGAATAAAATAGCAGAAAAGTCAATAAAATCGCGCAATGCGGCGCTGTCACGATGGGCAAATAATAGGATAGGTGATGAGGATAAATCTACATGCGAACGCAATGCGAACGCAATGCGAACGCAATGCGAGTGCAATGCCTATAATAATAATAAAACAAATATTAAAAAGGATGTTAATAATAATAATAGCTCGGAGGGCAAAAAGACGCCCTCCGAGCTTGTGGAAATTCCAGATAACAATTTCATCTCTATTCAGCTTGTCGACAAAACAGATTTTCATGTCACGGAAGATATCGTCCGTGAATTTGAGGGTTGCTATCCAGCGGTGAACATTCGGGAAGAACTCAAAAAGATGCGCGCCTATTTTTTTTCAAACCCGGTCAAAAGAAAAACTCGCCGAGGAATCATGAAGTCGATAAACAGCTGGCTTTCAAAAAACCAAGATTCTGGATCAAAGCAAATTCATCAACCTTTCGCGGCGCGCCCACTTAACAACGTTCAGCATAACCAACTCGTTCTTGAAAAGATTCAGCAAGAAGAGGACGCAAAAAAACTTATGTTGGGAAGTGATGATTTGGAAAAGCAAAGAGAAGACGAAAGAATTAGATTTATAGAAGTGATGAAGGATGCAAAAAATTATGTTTGATACCGACAAAAAACTTTTTTCAGAATATTTGATTGGATGTTTCCAAAATTATCGTGCAAACATTTCAGATGCCATGGTTGAGGAATGGTTTCGCGGTAAGTTGTTTGGATTTCCGTTGATGGTTGTTAAAAGCGCATTTAATAATTACGGTGAGGATTGTAAAAATAAATATCCTCCGCAACGAGCACAGATAATACAACTTTGCTATCAGCATACTTCTCAAAAGATAAACGAATCAAAAATGAACATTGGATGTATTCGTATGATTGGAGATAGAAATTGTGGGAAAGAAATTTTTGTTCATAGACATTGCGAAGAATGTTATGAAGAACTTAGACCAAAAAACGATGTTGAAAAAATGATTATTGAGAGAAGGGAGCGCGAGATTGAGAAGGCGAAAAAATCTGGAATTGAAAATTTTGCTAAAAAAGAATTGGGGTTAACACCTCTTGGCAGAACATTTCTTGATCATGTCGAAAAAGTGCAAATCGAAAAACCGAAGACGAAAGATGAGCTCGATGAGTTTTTTAGAAATTATGAGCCATCTGTTTGTGAGCCTCACAACGACCCAAGAAATTTTGAAAAAACTCGGGAGATTCTGTCCTGAGGGGTCAAATTCTGTATTTTAGTTTGAAGCCGCTACCCCTACATAGGGTAGGTGACGTTCGTGGCTGTATTGGGTATGTATGGAGGCTTAAAGTCGATTTTTAAACATGACTTAGGGGTTAAAAATGAGTGAAGATATAAAAATGGAAAAATTATTACAAATTTTCAAGATATACCATTATAGGAGGCGCAATGAAAGAAATTGAATTATTAAGAAAACTACACGGCACTTTTGACCGTCTTTGTCGGGTATGTGACACGGTAAAGCATGTCTCGCGATTTAAGAGATTTAACGCGCATCACAAAATGTGTAATGATTGTTTTTTGAATAAAAAGGAAAAAACTTTATGATAAAAGATTTAAATTCACAATTAAGAAAATGTATTGTTTGTAGAAAAGAAAAGTACTTAAGAAAGTTTCCTCCATATGTAGGAGGGTGTAGACGTTCAGTTAAGATTTGTAAAGATTGCTTTTATAAAAAACAACATTGTTTGATTGGAGGTGAGAAATGATTCAATCTTGGATATGTCAAAAATGCGGGTATGTATGGGCTTTCCATGTTAAAGGATGTGAAAATTGTAATCATCAAGCAAATCATAATTTATCTTTATCTGAATATTTGTCGCGCCAACATTCTAATAGCGTGAAATATTTAGAGCGATTGGATGTGGGTCAAATATTATGGCGCACGAAATGATAAGAACAATTAATGCCTCTGAGCATCAAATTCAATGTGCAATTGTGGAGTGGGCACGACTCACTCCGATAAATGTCGGGAAAACAACAATGGGGAAAATAGGTGACTATTTAATAAAAAATGCTAACGAAGGAAAAAGAAGTTTTTCTTTGGCAAAAAAGATGAAGAAAGAAGGTTTAACATCAGGAGTATCAGATATGTTTTTTGCTTTTCCAATAAATATCGGCAAACTTAATAAATTTATTTGTCCCACTCCTGGACTATGGATTGAAGTAAAGTCTAAAAAAGGTAAATTATCTGAGTCTCAAAAAATTTGGATAGAGCGCATGCGTTATATTGGATATCAATGTGTGGTTATAAATACAGTTGAAGAGGGGATGCAGGCAATCAAAAACTATTTGGGGATGAGATTATGAATGTCTTAATAGCTTGCGAGTTCTCTGGGATCGTGCGAGAGGATTTTGCAATGGCAGATCAAAGAGGATAAATCTATGGAAGAAAAAGAGAAAGCTAAAATAAGATGCCTAAAATGTGGCAAAGAAAAAGCGCGCAAAGAGTTTCAGCGAGACAGTAAAGAATTTAAGTCTTGTAATGAATGCTGTTATGGATTACAAATATTAATTGAGAGCCAATTCAATCTTGCTTTTGAATTGTTTAATTTAATATAAGATTTTTAGGAGAATATAATGGTTGAAAAATATGATGTAAATTATGAAAGAAATAAAAAGATATTGGGGGGCTTGATTGCGGTTACCACTCTTATAGGTACAGGTCTGTCAATTTATTCTTTTTATAATTATTCAGATCAGTTGGGATTTTATGCCGGACTGGCGGGAGGCTTTTTAGGGATGGGGGCTTTAACGGGAACGGCGGCATCTGTATATTGTTGCGCTTCATCTTTTTGGAATTCAAAAAAAGAATCCCCTACTATGGATGAAGATACGGAAGTGACAAATAACCCAATATATATTAATGTTTGAAAAATTTACTTTTAGGAGTCTGATTCAAGAATGTATACACCAATAAATGAATATAAACTTTCAAAAGAAAATCAGGCTCTTTTAAAGCGGTGCAAAGAAATGTGTAAATTTAAAATTGACAAAATTTATTTAAATAGATCAGAGTTCAATGATTTTCTTGATAGCATTTCGGCGGCTTCTCGGAATTCTTATTGTGAATCAATCCCTTTCGAGGGTAAATTGTTGGTGATGAAGTAAAATATCATTTTTTAATATTTCGGAGATTTAAAATGGCTAAATTAAGCGCATCAAAGCGAAGTGCCCTTAAAGATTCAACTTTCGGATTGCCAGGAAGTAGAAAATACCCGATGCCTGATAAGAGTCATGCAGCAAATGCGAAAGCACGCGCTACGCAGATGGTTAAGAAAGGTAAACTAAGCGAATCTAGCAAGAACAAGATCGACGCGAAGGCTAATAAGGTTTTAGGGAAGAAGAAATAATGTTTTAATAAGTAATTTTTGATAAAAACTTATCTATATTATGTTGACTTTTGAAAAGCATACTGATATAACCCTATAAATTGTTTTTATTAATTTATGGGGTAAGTAAATGCAAAAAATGCAAAAAATTGAGAGACAACGCGTTCAATCAATTCCTGGCAAAGTCGGTACTCCCTCAAAAATCAAGCACCAGAAGATCAAAGAGATCACTGGAAAAAGCGCAGTAAAACCCAAAAAACCTTCTCTTGTCATCGCTATCGGTGTGGGTAAGCTTGGAAAAGGAATGCCCAGTATGGGGCAATCAAGCAAGATGAGGAAAATGAAATGAGGTGCTCTTTCCTGAGGGTCTGTATTGATCCATTATGTAAGTTTCATAATCCTCAACCACAAGCATTTCCACCTCCTGATGAAATGTTTTCCGAATCTAAAAATGCGGGTGCCGGTATGTCAAAGGCAATATCTGAACAGGAAGAAGACTTAATCTTTTCACTCACCCAAGCAAATAAAATGATTGACTCTCATATCGCTAGAATAACTCCATCAGTTGGAGATGAAGCAATTATTTTGAGAAATTTAAGCAAAAATATTAATTTTGCAATTCAAAAACTTAAAGATATTTATGGGATTATTTGATTTCTGAAAAATCAGTTTTTTAACAGAAGAGGTCTATGGCTAGAGGCGAAGGTGCACATCTTTTTAAAAAAGGTCAATCTGGTAATCCTGCTGGAAAGCCAAAAGGCCTGAAATCTCTTGTACTTTTTAATCCTGGTCGTATTTGCACAGATGAAAAGTTCAATCCTTTCTTACATCTAATAAAACTAGCACGCAATGGTAGCACTGAGAGAATACAGTTAGAGGCAACCATTGAGCTTTGCACATATGTTGGAAAGAAGCTAAAACCTGTTGAGACTGATGGTGTTGATTCCGAAGAACGTTTGAATGTTATTTTAAATATCGGGAATAAGCCAATCCAAAATGACGATACTCGAATATACAGCGACACGAACGGCAGATGAATTCCATCTTGACGATAGTTTTGTAAGGCTTTTATTTGGGCCCGTAGGATGTGGTAAGAGCGTCGCAAACTGTCTTGAGATATTTAGGCGCGCATTACAACAAGAAAAGGCTGATGACGGTATTAGGTATAGTCGATGGGCCGTATGCAGGAATACGTATCCAGAATTAAAGAGCACAACTATTAGAACGTGGCTTGATTGGTTTCCTGAAAGAATTTTTGGCAAGATTAAATATGATTCTCCAATTATGCACGTTATTAGCATCGGAGATTTGCACTTAGAGATTTTATTTTTGCCGTTAGGATGTGATGACGATTTAAGCAAGCTAAAGTCATTAGAGCTCACTGGAATTTACTTTAACGAGCTTCAATTCTTTAGCGAATTTTTGTTTGAAGAGTCATTGGAACGAGTTAATCGGTATCCTGGTAAAAAGCTTGGTTGCAAGATTACATGGACTGGCGCGATAGCTGATACAAATCCGCCAGACGCGCAGCATTGGATATACAAAAGATTTGAAATAAAAAGTCCAGAAGGACAGAAGATTTTCAAGTATGAACCGGCAGTTATAAAAGTTGAACGACTTACAGAAAATGATAATGATAGTGAGCACGCATATTCATTGGATGGGTCGTTGTATATAAAGAACGATAACGCTGACTACGCAATGAATCAGCAGGCAGGCAGTAATTATTGGCTTAACTTGGTAAAGAGTCATAACGATGACACCATAAAAGTTTCATATATGGGTCACTATGGGATTGTAAGGAAAAATAGGCGCGTGTATCCAGAATATAATGACCAGATACATTGTGTTGAAAATCTCTCGTATCATCGGGCAACGGAACTTGGGATGGGCTGGGATTTTGGAAACACTCCGGCTGTCGTGTTGTGTCAGCTTTCTGTTCATGGGCATTTCATGATTTTAGATGAGTTGGTATGTGATGGTGGTGGTTTGGATGCGTTTTGCAAAGATATTGTATTGCCACATTTGAATAAAAATTATCCTGGTTGGCATAATAGTTTTTTAAGTGTTGGCGATCCTGCCGGCGTAGCGGCATCTCCAACAGATGCAAAAACATGTTTTCAGATTTTGAATTCGAACGGCATAAGAACGAAGGCTGCCAAAACAAATGCGATCATAGCGAGAAAAGAAGCCGTCTCGTTTTTTCTACGAAAAATGATTGGTGGGCGTCCGGCATTAATGATATCGCCGAAAGCAATTATAGTAAGGCAAGGTTTCAATGGTGATTATTTTTATAGACGTGTGAACGTTAAGCATGACGAAAGATACAAAGAAGAGCCAGACAAAAACTTCGCCAGCCATCCTCATGACGCTTTACAATATATCGCAATGGAGTATCAGGCTCTTTACGAAAGGCCGGTCGGAGTTAAAAGAGAAGCATTAACGGGCACATTAATTTCATAGGGGATTTTTTATGGTAGACGAGAAAAAAGAAGTTGAGGCAGAAGTAAAAAAACCAAGGATGTCAAAAGAGAAAGAAGCTTTGCTAAAAACGGTTCAAAATCTTGGGATTTCTACGGATGGATTGTCTGATCAGGAATTGCTTAAAAAAGTTGTGGATGAGTTAAATAAATCATCTGATAAACTTGCAGAAAAGATGGCGATATCCGAAGTAGATTTTATTAAGAAATACGTATCAGGTGTCGAGCATAACATAAAGAATCAAGAGCTTTTGAGCCGCTTACGAATGATGAGCGTCCCTTCTTTCTATCTTCACTTATTCAGAGATGAAGATATGATTCTGGAAGATTCAGAGCTTTGGTCAATTATTAATGAAAGCGGGATTAATCCATACGGAAACGTTCAAGATTTATTTAGAAAGAATAAAACGTTTATGGGTAAAGGGTCTAAAAAGCGTAAACGCGGTTAATGCGAGCATAAGACATGAAATATTCTGCCGATAAAAAAGACAAAAAAAAAGAAAAAGTCAAGGACATTGATAATGAGGTAATACAAAAGCAAATCGAGTGCTGGAAAAGCAAGTTTCAAGACAATAATGAGCGTGGCAGAGAGATGATTTCATTCATCACTCAGGGGGAGCAATGGGATTCTCGGCAGACTAGCGAAAGATGGCTTGCTGGGAAAGAAAGCCTCACATTTAATATTTGCTGGAAAGAAATGAAGAAGATGAAGTCTCAGATAAAAGAGATTGAATTTTCTTTAGATGTATTTCCAACCTCAAAAGATTCTGAAGAAGACGTATCAACAACAAACGCATTCGGCATTCTGATGGATAACATAATTTTAGAAAAAAAAGTTGTTTCCAATTTAAGCGAAACATTCGAAAGATGTATTGATTTCGGGTATTCGTTTGGTCAAGTGGATTTTAGGCGCATGAATAATAGTACACTATCGCTTTATCCTGTTTATATTCATCATAACGATCCTACAATCGGATTTTGGGATACAAACGCCTGTTCAAAGACAAAGATTGATGGGCAGTTTTCGGGTATTACGCGAATTCTTACCGGCACAGAAATCAAAAGAAAATACCCCAAAATTGATTCAAGCAAATGTTTAGTAAAACCTACCGGTAATGTCGTAGTCGATTATTGGTTTCGTCAAGAGATAGAAAAAGAGTTTTGCTTGTTATTGAGCGGCGAATATAAGCGCAAAGACTTTTTAACATTTGACGATAAAAACAGTTTGATGACTTATGACAGGTTAAGACTGCTGAAGCAGGCTGGTGATATTGATAATGATTTCGAGTTAGAGAAAAAAGGGTTCGTAGACTGTATTTATTTCAAAAGAATATGCAACTGGGTCAATCTTGAAAACCCAAAGATGTTTCCTACAGATGACTTGCCTTTGCTCTATCATCCTTCTTGTACGTTTTGGACGCCAGACAACTCATCTTTCACAATTCCGTTTGGGTATCATTTGCAGGGAGCTCAAAAGCTTTATAACTTTGTTAATAGTCAGATTGCAACTCAGTCGAAGGCGTGTACTTCTGATAAATGGTTATTTGAACCAGAGCATGTCGAATCTCAAACTCAGCTTGAAACGGCGAGAAACATTAACAAAATTGAAGGAGGCGTGGCATTTGGCGGAGACATCTCAAGAATACGAAGGGAAAGACCGTCTGAATTATCTATGTCCCTGATTCAAATGTCTCAAACTATGAAGCAGGTCGTTGATGAGATTGGTGGCGCTCAGATTGACGCTAATAATGCTCAGCAAACTGTTATTTCTGGGGTGGCTCTTGATAAAATAACAAAAAACATGAAGGTTATAAACGATGAATCCATGGCAAACCATATTTTGTTTACTAATGACGTCGGAAAGCTATACGGGCAAATGTTGCCTAGAGTCGTTACAGAACAACGCACAATGGTTGTAAAGATGAAGGACGGCACGGGGAAACCCATAATAATCAATCAGGAGCTTGGGACTGGCGAAATCGGGAATGATATTACTGATATTAACAATAAGTTTGAATATGACATTAAAGCGGGCGCAAGCGGAGATATCGAAAAAGAGAATATGGCGAGATATTTGACTCAGGCGTATCAGTTAAATCCTGGTCTTTTTGCGACTACTGCAGATATTTATTTTAGAAACCTTAACGGGAAGGATTCAGGGGAATTGGCATTGCGCGCTTTGGCGGCTATTGATCCTAATCTGGTTAAATTTTCTCAAGGTCTTATTACACAAGACGAATACAATCAATCTGTTCAGCGGCAGCAGAAACAACAACAAATTGCTCATGCTGAAGCTCTTAGGAGTGATCCAACATATCAAAGTGCTGTGGCGATGTCAGCTGCTGAAACAGAGAAGGCAAAAGCCGCTCAGAAGAATTCAGATACCACAAGAATTAAGGTACTCGCTGAAGCCATAGGCAAAGAAACTGATCGTGATATTGAAGTTGCAAAAGTATTGATTCAGTCTGATAAGGCTGATGCGCAAAAAGCAGTTAGCGCACTTAATGCTCAGCTATCAGTTAATGATCAAATGATTGATCGAATGCGTGAAGTTATCGGAGATAATGATCTGGCTTTGGAGGGAGAAAATCAACCTGGCGCGCCCAATGATGCTGGCGATAACGCTCAAATTTCTCCTGATCAGGAAGATGGGTCTCAACAGGGTGATCCTAATGCAGGCTAAGCAAACACAAAAGTTTGTTGATATCCCTATCAATAAGGGAGCAATGCCTCAATGGGAAACTAGATTGGGATATCCAAAATTATTCAATATGTTTGTAGGTGAAGAAGGACACGCCTACTGTATGCCGTGGCTAAAAAATATCAGTCCTTTAAATAGTATTAGGAATATAAGGGCTATTTTTGAAACACAATTTAAAAACGGTTCATACATCATTTTAACTGATGAGGCTCTATTAAGACTTGAATATACTGGCGATGTCAGGTTCATTCAATCAATAAGAAATAACGGTCTTCCAGTTCAAATCGATGAGAACCAACAATGTCAGGTCGGATTTGTGGATGGTCAGAGTTTTTATGTTTATGATCAGGCAAATGAAGACCTTGTGAAGATGGGCGCAATTCAGGGATTTTCCTTCACCACTCCAATATCAATCACGATGGTAAATAATATCGGAATTGTTCTTGATTCTGATACTGGAGAGTGGGCAATATCTGACCCTAATCAGTTGTTAGTATTTCCTCCGATAGATGGAGAACAAAGAATTTCTAGTGCTTTGGGTGACGGCAGGACATTGGAAACAATAAATGACAATTTATATATTTTTGGCTCAAAAGGAATTGAGAAATGGATTCCAAGCTCTGGAAATAGCCCTTATCTTTTTCCTTTTGCAAAAGATAATAGTTTTAGAATTGACTTCGGTGTTATTGCAACCAATGGCGCAAACCAAGGATTTAGCGAAATATATTTTGTAAGTTCTAACCTTCTTCCTGAAGTTTTGACCAGCGCCGGCGTAAAACCTGTTGCATCCCCTGCATTGGCAAAGATTTTTTCAAAATATCCCGATATAGACAGAATTTCTACAACTTTCTATAAGTTTTTGGGTAATTATTTTTTCCATATTTATTTCCCTGTCACTCAAATATCTTGGATATATTGTACAAATTCTCAGACATGGTCTTTATCTGATGACCATGTTACATGTGGAATAACAAGAGAAAGTGTTATTGCAAATCTTGATGGCGTCTTTATGCTAACTGATGACGATGCTTATGCGACAAGTAAAAAAAGAGAATTCCAATCAGAAAGGATATTTCACTATAAAGGAACCGAGACATACAGAATGTCTTTGAATTCTGTAGAGTCCAAGATTATTCAGGGATATATACAGTCTTCGACTGTAGAGCCTCAGCATTTGAGATTAAATATATCTCTTGATTCTGAGAAATGGCTCAATCCTGTTCCTATGCCAATGGGAGATACGGGTGAAAGGGAAGGAATCACACTATGGCGCACAAATTTGATATCTCATGAATTTACCTTTAATTTGCAATATCAAGGCACATACAGAATAACCTTAGAGAAGTTAACGGCAATTATTAAATAGGAGAAAGTTATGCAAGAGAACGAAAATCCGGAAATTCAGGAAGATCAGGCACAGATGCCGGAAGTACCGCAAGCAGAAAATGAAGCTGAAACAAAAGATGAAGCTGCGGCACTTCATGAAGGGTTTAAGATAAGGCTTAAAAAGGAAAGACAAAAATCTGAAGCTGAAGCAAAAAAAGCTGAAGGATTGGCAAGACAGCTTGATGAGTTACAAAAAAAGTTTAA